AATGTAGATCCTGAACAATTTTTTAGTGATCATAGTGGATTTGGAAAAATTATATATAGTGCTGCTGAAGATGCATTCGAGAAAAGATACCCCGGTTATAAGTCTAGAAGAGCAAATACAGTAACGCCTGAAAATTTAGTTGATGTTGCAAAGAAAGCAGCATTACCTGCGAATATAATTCGTACTGCTACACTTGTTTCATCTATAATAAAAAAGATAACACCGAGATTATTAACAAAATCTCAACCGACTGCTCCTGTTTCATCTAATAAAATTCCGGCATTACCTGTACCCAGTGATAAGGATGAAATTGCAGGTATGAATAATATAACTAGAACGAAAGACTTAGCAGGTATTCATAGAAAATAATATGGACGTAACTTTTCATAAGATGTATTTATATGACCACGTATGGCAGCTTTTGGCCGTCGGTGATACCTTCTGCTCATGTAAGGATAATGGACCAATGAACAATAACACTCCACTAAAAGCACATAAAGGCATTGATAATAAGCTTATCTTTAGAGTATTGGGCCCGGACAGAGTCCCATATGATATATCTTGTGATCAACAGGTTTATGCAAGAATTATCGATCCAGATAGCAGAACAGTTGTTTTAGAAAAACTATGTCGTCTGGGTCCGGCAAAGGGAATTATTACCTTAGAATTAGACGGCGGCGACATTGCTCTTATTCACGCTGGACTATATGAAATGGTTCTAATTAGAACACAGGAATTTGTTTCTAATGTCCCGGATTACTATATTGAAAAACCTTTATACAGTGATATGAATGATAATGTTGCTATGGAGATTGAAATCACCGAGCAAGCATTCAAGGCACCACAGGCAAGTATTACAATCCTGCCGGAAAATTGGACACCGGATATTATTATGCCGACATTTGGGCCACCAGCACCGTGCTTCTATACTGCTCGTATACCCGGCGGCAGAGTTCTAAACCACATTGAATCAGTGCAGACATTTTCAACATATACACTAAATGCCACTGGTGTATTAGAAATTTGGGGATCGTTGGAGGAGACACCCGATCCATATGTGAGTTCGGCAAGATGGTTCAAAATTTATCCATCAACTATGTCACAAGACATTGAATTCATAGGATATACAGGAACACAAGCCTGGACATTTTCTGCAAACTTTATGTGGCTAAAATTCAGATATTTTCCAAGCCAAGAAGTATTGGATCCCGGTGTGTTAGCAAAGTTAATTGTTAGGACATGAAATTATTTGAATTTGCTTTTCCAAAGTCGAACTATGATGTTCGTATTTCGGTGTCGGAACAGCAATTGGATGAATTGAATCTAAAACATGCTGCAACAGCAGGTGCACTAGCACTATCTACTGGATTAGGCAATCCCAATCTACCACCCAATTCTGAACGCACACAACCGGCATCACATGTTGCACAGGCAGAACCGCAGGCACCTGCACAAGAGCCGCAGAAGAAAACAGCTCTAGATCCAAAGTTAGAAAAATTATCAGGTAAAATAGTTAAAAAATATGGAATTGATTCTAATTTGGCTGATGAAATTGTGCAATTAGCAAAGAAGCATGAGAGAAAGGGGTTCCCGAAGGCAGAAGATTTGTTAGCCATCATAGGCATTGAGAGTAGTTTCAATCCTAATGCTGTATCGGGACTAAGAACAGATCCAGCGGTCGGTCTAACTCAAATCCGCCCTAATGTCTGGGGGCTTGATGCTAATAGTTTGAGGGGAGACATAGATCAGCAAATCAAAACCTCCGCTGATATATTATCCAAATATCGTAAAAAATTAAAGAATACAGAAGATGCAATACATGCATATAATGTTGGTATAACAGCATTTCAGCGCGGTGATTATAACCCGAGTTATGTTGAAAAATTTAAAGATGAAAGGCGACAATATTTCTAAAATTTAATAGGTGGTGCATATGTATTACATGAAGTCTCTTGTATTCTGTCTAATGTTTACAGTGAGCAGCGCGTATGCAACTGCTTATTCTGAAATAAGAAGTTATGTAAAAACTATAATTACCGAATCAGATCTTAATCCCGCATCTACAATTTCAGGTTCGGGTATAGTAATTTCTCCTGGATATATATTAACAGTTGGTCATGTTATACCCGAAGGTAGTGATAAATTTTCTATATATACAATCAATAGAGAATCGGGTGGCATCACAAAACTGAAGATTCTAAAAATCGACAGAGAATTAGACTTGGCATTACTCGTCGGAGATATACCTTGCCCGTGTGCGACACTAAGTAAGAAAAAAGTTTATATTGATGAGACAGTATACTCTGTTGGATTTCCATTATATACGAGTTATCACACACAGTTTGTTTCTACCGGAATAATACAAGAAATAAAAATAGGAGCTCTAATTACATCCTTATCATCAATGCCCGGATCATCGGGTGGTGGCGTCTTTATAAACGAAGATGGTTATGAACTTATAGGTGTTGTGATGGCTGTTGGGATATATGGAAAAGAAGCGCAACAACAACTGATAGGTTGGATGACATTTATTTCTGGTCCTACACAGATTCGAAGTTTCTTAGCAAATACACATCTGTCAAATCTTTGATAGATTGACTTTCTTTAGAAAGTCTGTTACATTATCATAATGATCCTTAACTTACTAAAAGATTCAATTCTTCAAAATATCGGTGCATTGAAACAAGCATCTAAGGGATGGCATAAGCGTCATTGTATGCTATGCCATACGCAAGGTCACGGTCGAGATACACGCAATCGTTTTGGAATTCAATTCAATCCGGATTCAATTGCACTGAATTGTTTCAATTGCGGATTCTCTGCTGGATACACAGAAGGTAAAGAATTATCAAAATCAATGAAATTCTTTCTAAGGCAGATACATATCAACGAAGAATTTATCAAACAAATTGAGTTTGAAATATTCAAAGAGAAAAATAAGATACACGAAGTTAGAGACGGTGACAGTAGTATAGATACAGAAGGTAAATTGAAGTCTCTATTTCAAAAATGGAAGACTATTGAGTTACCTAAGGATTCCTTAAGTCTGAAGCAATGGTGTGAATACAACCTTGCTGATCCACAGTTCCTAAAAGTTGTCAATTATGCCATGAATAGGCATATTTACAATTTAGATGATTTTTACTGGTGTCCAGACAGAACACATAATCTGAATCAGAGACTAATTATTCCGTATTATTATAGGCAAAATATTGTAGGATTTACGGCTCGTTTGTGCTATGATACAGAAGATAAGGCAATACCAAAGTATTATCAGCAATGCCCAACAGACTTTGTCTATAACTTAGATCCTCAAGACGGTTGGTCGCGTAAATACGTACTAGTAAATGAGGGCGTATTAGACGCATGGTGTGTTGACGGAGTAAGCACATTAGGTGAAATTGGACAATCAAAAGTAGATATCATCAACCGCTTGCAGAAGCATGTGATTGTATGTCCAGACAAAGATAAGAAGGGGTGGGACCTAGTTGAGGTTGCTATCGAAAATAATTGGTCTGTATCATTTCCTAAATGGAATACAGATATAAAGGATGCTGCAAAGGCATCGGAAGTATATGGTAGATTATTGACTACTCATTCTATTATTTCGTCCGCAGTATCCGGAAAAGAAAAGATACAACTAACATGGGATATTCAGCAAAATGAAAGAAAACGCAAGCGAAATTATTGAATATAGTAAGGATGTGGAGGATCTGTTCATCAATTTTATGATGAGCAGGCCTGACCTATTTGTTCGCTGTAAAGGCATTCTAAAGTCTGAGTATTTTGACGACAAGCAGAATAGAGACACCGTTGCTTTCATAGAGGGATATAGCGTTGACTTTTCGGATATTCCATCACTACCACAAATCAAAGCAATAACAAGAAAAGAAGTAGAGATTATGGAGGTCGAAGCGGCCACACATGAAGATTGGTTTCTAAGGGAGTTTGAAAAGTTTTGTAGACATAAGGCGCTGCGTGATGCAATTTTGGCATCGCCTAATTTATTGGATGACGGACGATATGGGGAAGTTGAAGCAACCATCAAAGCGGCGGTTCAGATCGCTCTTGTCAAAGACCTCGGGACTGATTATTATGCAAATCCGAAGGCCAGACTTGAAGCAATTCGTGAAGGCAAGGGGCAGGTATCCACAGGATGGAAAACAGTAGATGACAAATTGTATGGTGGATTCAACAAAGGCGAAATAACAATTTTTGCTGGACAATCTGGTGCAGGTAAATCTTTGTTTTTGCAGAACCTTGCAGTAAACTGGGCACTTGCTGGCCTGAATGTAGTTTATTTGTCGCTCGAACTGAGCGAAGCATTATGTTCAATGCGTATCGATGCAATGCACACCGGTTTTGAAACTCGTGAAGTTATGCGTAACATTGATGATGTTCATATCAAAGTTAGAGCATCTCAACAGAAGAGTCACGGCACACTTCGAGTAAAACAATTGAAGAATGGCTGTACAGCTAATGACATTCGTGCTTATATCAAGGAATATGAAATCTTTTCTAAGGTAAAGGTTGATTGTATTTTGGTTGACTATTTAGATTTGATGATGCCTATGAGCACAAAGATCTCAGCAGAAAATTTGTTTGTCAAGGACAAATATATTACAGAAGAACTCCGTAACCTGGCGGTCGAGTTGCACACAGTTACCGTATCGGCTTCGCAGTTGAATCGTGGATCCTATGAAGAAATTGAATATGATCCAAGTCACATTGCAGGTGGTATTTCTAAGGTCAATACCGCAGATAATGTTGTTGGTATTTTTACCAGTGCTTCAATGAAGGAAAGTGGACGTTATCAAATTCAATTTATCAAGACACGTTCGAGTGCTGGTGTTGGATCTAAGGTTGATTTAGCATTCAATAATAAGAGTTTGCGTATATCTGACCTCGAAGAAGGCGAAGACAATGCCGTTACAGCAACAACCAAAGATATCTATGCTCAATTGAAGAAACGAAGTATAGTCAAATCCAGTGAAAAGGTTGATCCAGAATCTGGGGAAATTACCTCAATGACACAGAATGATATGAGGACTGAGACATTAGAAGGTGCCGCAGCTCTACGTTCTATGTTGAAAATGAAGAAATAATGCAATTTAGTGGTTAGTAGATAAATATAGAAAATAATCGGAGATTATAAATTGTCTATCAATCGCAGAAGCAGATCCATACTTGAGGAAATTAGTACCTACGTTCCTCAGAAAAGTAAGGAAGATCTTATT